AGAGCTCGCGGTTGGAGATGCTGAACCAGTAGCCCTGTTCCACATCGGTTTTCATCCGCAATCCTGCCGCATGGGTGGCAAGGTTTTCAAGACCGAGCAAACCGACGACGTGTGGATAAAAGAGCTGGCAGCGGTCGGACGATGTCTGAAAATTAATCGTACCCAAAGGTCCGCGACCTTCGAGAACCTTGCTCAGGCTCGTACCTTGCGGAGCCGCCACATAAGCAATGGCCTTCAGCTTACCGGCAATGACCTCCATTGCCGCGCGCACATTGGCATAGCGGTCAAAATCAGGTGCAATAATGATTTTAGCGTCCGCGCCTTGGCGGTTAAAGCCTTCGGTCAACAGCTCCAGCCCCGTGCGCTTGCCGGTGGCGGCAATATAAGCACCAATGATGTCAGCCGCAGGGACTTTGGTCGGGTCGGTGTAGGTATAGCTGATTTTGGGCGAGGTCGGTTTGGTTTTGTAGGTAATTTCACCCGTCAGCGTGTTGATGGTGTAGTGCGTGTTTTCGGTCAGCGTATTGCCGCCGTCCGTCAGTGTGTAGCCGCTTTGCAGGGCAGGCTTGGCAGTTTTGGCCGTCAAGGTGTCAGGATCAACCGTCAATACCTCGTTGCTGACGGTTGTCTTATGTTTGGCAGGATCGCAAACATTGATGACATAGGCGACACCGCTGCCGTAGCGCGTCCAAATGTGTGCGGCATCCGGCAAGGTGAAGCCTTGAGCAGTCAGCTCGCCGCCGAATTGGCCAAAGTCTTTTTTAGTTTGACATACCGTCAGCTCATTGACCGCGCCGACCGGCGCAGTGCCGACGATGGCGGTAATTGCGCCGTCAACGGTATAGACGGGATTGGAGCCGCCGTCGATGCGGATGGTCTCCGTGCCGTGATGGTAGGCTGCTGCCATGATGGATACTCCTATTTTTTAGGTTTTAAATCGGGGTTGAGGTCTTGGTCGGAGCGGCGGTAGTGGGCAGCGATGAAAAGCGGGCGTTTTTCTTTGCGGCAGACTTCGACCTGCTGGGTTTCAGTCTGCAAAACCAGCTGATACTGCCATGCACCCGCATCCTCGGCCAAAAACTCCTCGCTGATAAGGTGGCAGGGCTGGCAGTTCGGCGGCGCAAAACCAACCATAGCAAGACGTGTCTCATCCAAGATGGCCAAAGTGCCGTCATCCGCATTAAGGCTGCTGCCAAAAACGGTCAACATCAGCCTGACATCACGTTGCTGCGCAATACGGCCGAGCTGCTCAATATCGCCAAATTTACTGCCACCGTAGCCGACCAAGATTGCCCCGACGGGATGGATAAATTGGTATTCGGACGGCCGCTCCGGAAAAGCCTCAACACTGACCCACGGGATAGCGGCCTGCAAATGCTCTACTACCGCATCAATAATCGGACGTGTCGCGCTCATCAGTAGCCTCCCAAATCCATTTTGTCGCGCACTCGGACGTGATATGCGCCCGGCTCAGGTTGCGACGGCTTGTCCAATGTAGCGATGCCGATATGGATTTTGCCGTCGCGAATAGACTCAAGTGTCTTAATAGTCGTGTTGTAGGCGGTTTCCAGCGGCTTTGGAAAGTCGGCGCGGTTGATGCGGCGGCTGTGTAAAAAATGGCGGGCAATGTTGATGCATAAAGGCTGCAACACCGTCGGCGTTTCCGCCAAAGGCAGCACATATCTGCCACGCAGGTATCCGTCCACCAAATCGCAGGCATAACGCACTGCCGCATCAATGACCTGAGCGTCGGGTTCTGTCCCGCGCGCATTGTCGTTGGTCAGTTGCACCAACTCCATTTTGCCCATCGCAGCCGTCAAATCATCCGCGCCGATATACATGGCTTACTCCGCCCCTTCGGCTGCTGCCGGTTTTTTACCGCGTTTCGGCTTTTCACCTTCGCCCGCAGTGCCTGCATCATCTGACGGCGTATCTTCGGACGGCGGGGTGTCATTTTGTTGCGCATCCAGCTCTTCGCCGGTTGTCAGTGTCGGGGTAACGTGTGCCGCGACTGATTCATACTGCTCTGCCGTTAATTCGACCGCTTCGCCGGCTTCGACGCGAAATTGGTTGCCTTGGGCGTTTTCCAAAATCAACGGAGTGTTTGCGATATAAACTTTAGCCATGATCAGCCTTTCAAAAATACTTGGATGACTTCGCCCACCGTCGATGCCGCAGAGCGCGCCGTACCGGCAATCTTGTCATTACCTGCCGCCTTGACTGCCGCACCTTGCGCATCGGCTGCCACCTCGTCGCCGACGGCAATCGTGCCGCCTGCCTCGACTAAGGCGATACCCAATACATCAACGGCCAACATTTCGCCCGCATCCGCATCCAAAGTAGCAGTACCCAGCACTTTCACACCGGCGGCTGCCTGTTTGCCTGCGAAATCCACAAAGCGGTTTTTGACCACCTTGCCTGATGTTTTGACCGTGGTTACCAAGACCACTTGTTTCGTTTGTGCCATTTAAGACTCCTTTTCCTGCGCGTCATGCGCATTTTCTTTGACGCGGTACGCTTCCAGGTCCAACAAATTTTTGAGGGCATCCTCATAGGCAAATTCGCGGCCTTTTGCCTCATCAAAGATGTCGGGAGTAATACAGGCAGACTTGCCGATGACCACAAAGCCGGAATGCAAAATCACAGTACACACGGTAGCAGTCGTACCTTCGACACGGTGGTATCGAGTGTCGGCAATACGCGCAACCAAATCTTCACGCTTTAAAAATAAAGTCATATTTTCTCTCCACAGGTCGCCTGAAGCCTTTCAGACGACCTTTTACTTATCAAGCAACCGCGTTTTCGAACAAGAAACCGCATGCACCGCCGACCACCGCCGCTTTGCGGATGTCGGTATAGCGCGCGTATTCCACCTTGCCGCCGACCTCTTCGTAGCGGTCGACTACCGGCATACCGCGACGACGGAAGGTATAACCGAAGCTCGGCTCACCCTCGTCATTGCCGCCGGAAGCCGTATGCGGACGCACAATCAGGCTGGCGAATTTGCCCCAAATATCTTGGGTGGCCTTATTGGCGGCAGGTGTAGATACCGCCTCGCCGACGATGATGTCGTCCAGCTCCAGCAGATTTTTCAGCTGCTCGACCGTGAGCAGGGACTTGCGTTCGTTTGCACCCAGCGCACCGATGAGCTTCTCGTGGCGTTTCAATGCCGCCAACACGCTTGCACCGACCACCAGCACCGACGGGCGTACACCGCAGCCGGCACGCACCGTTTCGCGGGCGGTTTCGATGTCTGCCAACGGATCAGAGTTTTTATCGCTCCATTTTTGGGTGGCGGCCAAGTCTTTGCTGAAACCGGACTGATAAGCCGATTTGTTTTGCAGGAGGGCGGCAGTTTCGATTTCCTGACGCAGCTGCACGCCCTTGACCGCACGGCGTGTTGCCTTGGCGCGCTCGTCGTACATGGATTCCGCTTGTTCGCGGTAATCCACACCGGCGGCCAAATCATGCTCTTCCAACACGACCGGCATAAAGCTTGGCGAGTCCAGCGTAATCACATTCGATGCCGCACCGACCGCACGTTCGGTCTGATACTCGACAAACGAACCCTTGCCGAACACCGGCACACGCACGCCTTCTTTTTCAGTAAACACCACCGGGAAGATTTTCTCGGCAATAAAATCCGCCTGCTTGTAGCCCAGTGCGAGATTGGTCAAAACCGGATCAAGCTGGCCGCGCAGGCCGCGCAAATGAGATGCACTCATGTTTTATCCTTTTTTAGGGCCAAAAGCACGGGAACACGCGGGCTTTTGGGGGGGGGGGTTTAGTTATAAAAGAGCGGGCGGGCGCGCAGCCTCTTCGTAAGGGATACCTTCCTTCGCCGCCAATGCCAATGCACGTTGGTGATGGCTCAAGGCTTCCGGGTCCGACGCTTCGGCAAAGTCTGCCGCCAATCCCGACGGCGTTTCACCTTTAGCCATCTCGCCGCCCTGAATCTGCTTGGGCAGCACGGCAGTAAAAAACGCACGCAGCGCAGCAGACAAAGGCTGCTTCTTACTGCCTTCGCCGAAGTCGGCAGTTACGTCGTCAGGGTATTCGGCAAAATCCAAAACCTTGACGACCAAATCCTTGTCGGCAGGTTTCAGACGACCTTCTTTAACCAAGCCTTCAGCAAATTCGGCATTCTGCTCATGCGCACCATCGCGCAGGGCGGTATGCTGCTCGTCTTGCAGCTTTTTCAATTCCGCTTGCGATTCGGCGGCCTTCTTCTCGGCAGCTTCGCGGGCGGCCTTTTCGGCTGCAAGCTCTTGTTCCAGCGACATAGGGGTCTCCTTGTTTTCATGGTTTTCTGGGGGTGGGGGTGATTCGGTAAATTCGGCAGGCGCATGGGTTTGAGGCACGGCAGCCAATTCTTTAATTGCCTCAATTTGCCAGTCAGGCAGCACTTTATCGGCTTCTTCCAGTCCGAAACGGCCGATAAACCAGTCTCTGAAACGGCTTAATAACGAGGCTGTCTGAAGATGTGCGTCTTCGGCAAACTCGACATAAACTTCGCCCTCGGCAAAACTGATGGCGGACAAACCCTTGACTGCGGGCGGTTGCGCGCCCAAAAAGCCGACATGGCGCAGCGTCCAAACGCCCGGTTTAGGATTATTCGGACTGTTTGGCGGATAAAAACTCGCCGACACTTTTTTATATCGTCCGGCTTTAACCAAATCCGCAAAGGCCTCATCGACTTGGGCAAAGTCCGCCGTCAGCACGCCGTTTTGCACACCAAGCGACTTGACCCAGCCGTAGGCGGGCGCATCTGCCTTGGGATGCCCGACCACAATAGGAGCCTCATGCACCTGCGGGTCATATGCTTGGGCAGCGGCAGCAAGGTCGGCCTCGGTAATCGTTACCGTATTGCCGTTTGCATCGGTACGCGTCCCTGCGCGGAAAATTTCGTAAGACATAAAAAAGCCTCATCGGAGGGATGAGGCTATTGTGGCAAAGGCCGTGCGAAACCGCTTTTAATGCGTCTTAAAGAATAATTGTTCAAAAAGGCGTTAAAATCGCGTTTTTAGCGCGTTTACCTATCGGGATAGGCAAACCCTTATCCAAGCCGACAAATACGCTAAAAAAGCGGTCAGGACGAATCCTGACCGCTATCTTGATTAAATCGGGTAATCACACAAACAAATCTCCCTGATTTTTTGCCCGCTCCGCCATCCCGACCTCCTTGACGATGCGGTAGATATGTTGGACGGTCAAATCATATTTGCGGGCAAGCTCCACATGATTCTTGCCGTTAAACTCCTTATAAATCTTCAGGTCGCGCTCGGATACCCTGCCCAAAAGGTTTTTGGGAAAATAAATCAACTGCCCGCCCCAGTTGCTGGTCAGATGATGAGACAGCTTTTTAGATACCTCGACCGCCTGCTGCCGCTCCATCGGCAATACCGACATTAAGCAGGCGACCGCCTGGTCTTCCAAGTCTGCCACCAGCTCAGGCACTCTGTTGTCCGCCATTTTCCACCCTCACTTTCCATTTTTTTAAGTGCTCGATGACCCGTATCGCGTCATCAGCCCCTAACCATCCATGATAATCTATGCCCGTCATGCGTTTGACAAATCGAGCCAGGCTCAATTCAGACGGGCTTCGCACCGCACCCAAATGGTGCAGCTCCAACCAAAGCGCGCGTATCTTTTTGACCTGCGCCTCCATCATGCGGTTGGGCATATGCACCGGCAAATCAGGCTTGCTTGATGCCGCCTGCGCCTTAGTGGTAACCACAAAGCCCCGCATCTTCATCGCCCGTACGGCAAGCTCCAGCTCCTCAACCGACAGTTTGGTACTGCTCGTCTTACCGCATGACAGATTGGCGAGCAGCGCGCGGTATTCGCCATCGTCCATCATCAACTGGGTTTTGGCCACATGGATGAGCCGTATCAACCGCTGTTTTTTCTGAGCACGGGTTTCCATTTTCTGAATCCCTAAGAACCTCAAAAAAGTGAAACATCGTTTCACTTTTTTTCAAGAAAATCAATAAATAATGATATTCTATTCGGGATTTTTGCGTAGTGCAACTAAAACGGCAGGACGCAAAAAAGGTCGCCTGAATCTCTGAACTGCACCCCAAAAGTTGGACATCCCCTCCAACTCACAAGGTGCAGTTTTTTTAT